CCCCGAGTACTATGTAAATCCTCCAGAGCATTGGCAGATAATCAACGATGCATGGGATACGCCGCTGTGGCCTGGTAGGTGGTCTGTACAGAACATTAAGAAGCTGAGAGATGGCTATAGGCGCAAGGGATATGAGGACCTGTTCTATCAGGAGTATATGAACCAACCCATATCACCGTCCAATCAGATGTTCCACAGGGAGTATTTTAAGTACTACAACGGACGTGTCGTAATGCGTGATGGGCGTGCATATATAGAGAACATGACGCGTGACGGCGACAGGATTGATGAGGATGTTGAGGTAAATATCTTTGTAGGCGTAGACCCAGCGACCGGAGGGGCAACGTCGGATAATACCGTACTGTTCACTATCGGCATAGACAAGGAAAATAATATATATATACTTGATATTATAGCAAGCAAGATGCCTCCGACGGATACGATGAATAAGATGTTTGAGATGAAGACAACATACGGAAACGCATTGAAGACCTTTGTAATAGAGACAGTTGCATACCAGTCTGCGCTTGCAGACTTTACGCGTGCAGAGCAGATAAAAAGGAATACCTTCATTGGCATAAAGGAGATTAAGCCAAGGCAGTCTAAGGGCGACAGGTATGCGGACAGGCTGACAGGACTTGAACCGAGATACAGGGCAGGGCAGATATATCACAGGACAAATGAGGCGGAGTTTGAATCTGAACTCATGCTGTTCAATCCGACTAAGCGCAATAACCGAGATGACAGAATGGATGCATTGTGGAATGCAATCCAGGCGGTATACAGGCCATCGGGTAAAATAGTTGAAAATATTAAAAAAAGTATTAGGAATCGTCGAGGGAAAGGTGTAAATTGGCGTATACTGTAACACACAGTATGTTTTTTGAAATCAATTTACGTGTATGGTAGACGAGGATGCCGGGGATACCGGGTAGCATGCCTCCTAATAATCCGTACATATGGTGGCACGTAGTTCAACGACAGAACAGCAAATATGCAGATGCAGGTTAAAGTCCAGCCGTGCCAGACAACAATACAACAGAGAATACAATGAAACTTGACCTGAGGAAAATCTATAAGCTGCTCATGGAACTGATACAAGACAGATTCCACGGGAAGGTCATCCTGTCCTATAACGACGGGAAGATTACAAACGTTAGGAAGGAGCACAGCTTGCCACTTGAAATCTTTCAGGTAGACGATAATGGCTGAGAAGAAGAATAAGAACGTAGAACTTAGCCAGCAACTACTGCTTGACTATACAGCAGAGCACTTAAACTGGCGCAAGCAGGCTAAGATGAACAGGGACTATACCCTGAATGCACAGTGGACTGCGGACGAACAGGCTGTTCTTGATGAGCGTGGACAGGCAGCTCTTGTTATCAATCGTATCTTCCCCGTCGTAGACCAGAAGCTTGCCATGATGACTGCACGTAAACCAGGTATTCGTGTCCTGGCACGCGGTGACGAGGACGTAAAGCAGTCAAAGGTTATGCAGTATGTTCTTGATTACATCTGGTATATTTCCGATGGTGACGTAATCTATAAGATGGTCGTAAACGACTCCCTCGTAACGGGAGTCGGATATTTTTATGCATATATTGATACCTATGCTGATAAGGGTCTTGGAGAAGTTAAGATTGGGTATGCACATGGAGAAGATGTCTTCATAGACCCTAACTCCAGAGACCCGCTGCACAGAGATGCACAGCATATTCTCGTTGTAAAAAACCTGAGCCGTGCTCAGGCTAAGAACATATATCCAGACAAGGCAAGACTGCTTGATAATGCACACGGCGCAGAGGGTGTTATAGGCGGTGCATCAAACAACCTGCAGAAGAATGAGAATCAGAGTATATTCGGTGACTCTGTATATCCACAGGCGGCAGACGACGACACAGAGATTATATCTATCATAGAGCGATATACAAAAGCATATGATGTATATTATCGAGTCATTATGGAGGATACAGAGGAGATTATGTCACAGGAAGAATACAATGACTTCAAGAAGTCTATTCCTGATGATGTAGAGGTCCCAGCCCTGAAGTTCTACAAACCTGTTGTACGTGTATTCTGCTCTGCTGGGGATAAGGAACTATACAGCTATACGCTCAATATCACAGACTACCCGATTATCCCTGTCTCGAATGTTATTACAGGAATGCCGTACAGCATGGGCGAACCCGCATTTTTGATGGGTCAGCAGGATATGATTAATAAGTTCTACAGTCTGATGATTTCACATGCAACAACGAGTACAAACCCTCGCGTCTTTGTCGAGAGGGGCTCTGTAGAAGATATAGACGAGTTCAGGTCTGTTTACTCACAGCCCGGGGCTATCCTTGAATATAATCAAGGGACGCAGATACCGCAGACAGCCCAGCCACTACCGCTCCCAGGTGCGCTCTATTCCATGACCGCAGACCTAAAGAATGAGATAGAGTACACTGCAGGGATATTCCCGCTTCAGCAAGGGTCGTCCATGGGGGCACCCCAGACGTATTCGGCCACATTAGCTATTGAGGAGTTTGGGAATAGGCGCGTAAACCTTAAACTGCGTGGCGTAGAACGTTCACTTGGGCAGCTTTTTACTATCGTCCTGCAGATGGCTCAGAACCATTATCAGATACAGAAGGTTATGCGCATCATCTCTGATGATGGACAGAGTGTACAGGCGCAGACAGTCAACCAGCCCGTGAGGTTTACAGAGGATGGTGCTGTGCTTGAGCGCTTTAATGACCTCTCTATCGGAGAGTATGATGTTATTATTGCTGCGGGCTCTACTGCACCATCAAACAGGTGGGCAGAGATGGAAGAGTACCTGAAGATGTATCAGGCAGGTATTGTGGACGATATAGCTGTATTGAATAAATCAGAGTTCCCGGACAAAGATGATATCATACAGCGTAAGGCGATGCTGTCACAGGCAACGCAACAGATACAGCAGCTTAACAAGGCTCTGGAGGCTTCTATCAAGCAGATAGACCAGCTAAGGAAAAAGAACCAGAACCTTGAAATGGATGTAGAACTCGAAAGATTTAAAGGCAACCTTGATGCTATACTGGCTAAGACAAAGGCGGATGCTGCTGCAGCAACACGCAACGTCGAACAGGTCATGAAGTATGCCGTTAAGAAAAAACAATCCCAGGACACCTCAGGACAAGGCTGAGCTTCTGGGGACACAACTCCTTAGGAGAATTAAATGACTGAAGAAAAACAATCCATGGACACCCTCGAAAAGGACCTGCAGCACGACTATCTTATGATTGACGGGCTCGGTGACCCTGTAAGAGGCTCCAATGGCGCATCCGACGATGATGACGTAGAGTCCCCGGATGCACCCGTAGAGACTGCTGCTGAGCAGGATGCGGTCGGAGAAGATGGCAATGTCAGACCGGGATATGACCCGACATACTGGCAGTCTGAGCATGATAAGCTGAAGGCAGAGTACGAAAAAATAAGAACAGAGTATGATGCCGTCAGTACAATCAAGTCAGAACTTGAGACGAATGAAGAGCTGAGACAAGCCATAAGGGATTTCTACGAGCGTAAGCAGGGAAGAGTACCGTCAAACAATGCACCTATACAGGCACAGAACATGCCGCAGAGACCAAGTAATTATAATGAGTTCGATGCATATGAAGACCCGTCATCTGACTCATATAAGTACCGCATTTCTGTACAGAAGGCCGAACAGGATGCAATTATACGTAGTGCACAGGAAGCAGCGCAGAAGGCTGCACGTGAAGCTATGATGGCTGAACAGCAGAAAATCAGACAGGAGCAGCAGACGCTGCTCGAACGTCAGAAGCAGGAAGATTTCATGAAGCGCAAAGGACTGTCTAATGATGAGTTCAAGAACTTCATGGAAGATATCAACAAGACTCCTGCAACATATGATGAACTGTATGACTACTGGCAGACCAAGAACAGCCGTACCAAGGTAGAACGTGTACAGCAGGACAGCATTGCTAAGCAGCTCAACAGGACGCAGTCACTTCCAAGGAACGTGGCAACGGTCCAGGGACAGCCTCAGCCTGAGCCAGACCCGTTTGACGAATTCTTTAATCCTATCTTACGCGAAGGAAACCGTGGAATTGTTGATTTTTGAGGATTAAAATAATGGCTATTTCTCTCACATCTGGAACAAGAGGTTCTAATGACGGTCTGCTTTATTCGG